GTTGATGTGTATCAACGGATCAGCATCACACAGGCGCTAGAAGCCGCGCAAACCAGAGTGCTAGAGAATGCAAAAAACGATCTATACATCAGCCGAAGAGCAGACGTTGATGACGCGGTTGTGGTCACCCGCAATAGCGAACGATCCTGAAGCGTTTGTACTGTTCGCGTTTCCTTGGGGCCAACCCAACACACCGTTAGCTAAATTCAGCGGACCGCGCAAATGGCAGCGCGAAATACTGCGCGACATTAGTAAGCACATCAAAGTTAACGAGGGTAAGGTCAACATGGACACGCTGCGCGAAGCGGTGTCCAGCGGACGGGGTATTGGCAAGTCTGCGCTAGTGAGTTGGCTGATCCTGTGGATGTTGTCCACGCGGATCGGCTCGACGGTTATTGTGAGTGCCAACAGCGAGGCGCAGTTGCGCTCCGTCACTTGGGGCGAACTGACCAAGTGGCAAGCGATGATCATCAACTCCCATTGGTGGGAGATCAGCGCGACTAAGATCGTACCGGCGCAATGGCTGACCGAACTGGTCGAGCGCGACTTAAAGAAAGGGACGCGGTACTGGGCAGCGGAAGGCAAGCTGTGGAGTGAAGAGAACCCCGACGCTTACGCGGGGGTACACAACCACGACGGGATGATGTTGATCTTTGACGAGGCGTCGGGTATCGCCGACGCGATCTGGTCAGTCGGTGCTGGCTTCTTTACAGAAAACATTCTTGACCGCTACTGGTTTGCGTTTAGCAACCCACGGCGCAACAGCGGGTACTTTTTCGAGACGTTTAATAGTAAGCGTGATTTCTGGCAGACGCGCCAGATAGATGCGCGCACGGTCGAGGGGACGGACAAGCAGGTCTACGAGCAGATCATTGCGGAGTACGGCGAGGATTCGATCCAGGCGCGCGTAGAGGTGTACGGTGACTTCCCAAGCGCGGGTGAGGATCAGTTCATATCGCCAATGATTGTCGAGGACGCATTTAAGCGGCCTAAGTACAAAGACGAGACCGCGCCTATAGTAATAGGGGTCGATCCGGCGCGCGGTGGTTTGGACAGTACAGTCATCGTTGTCAGACGTGGCCGAGACATTGTGGCAATCAAGCGGTACAAGGGCGAAGATACGATGTCAATTGTTGGTCGTGTCATTGACGCGATTGATGAGTTTAAACCGACGTTGACTGTAATAGACGAAGGCGGTTTGGGCTACGGTATACTTGACAGGCTAAACGAGCAACGGTATAAGGTGCGAGGGGTCAACTTTGGTTGGAAAGCCAAGAACCCCGTAATGTGGGGTAACAAGCGGGCTGAGATGTGGGGCGCGATGCGCGAGTGGTTAAAGACCGCCAGCATCCCGCAGGACAAGATGCTCAAGGATGATCTGGTTGGGCCGATGAAAAAGCCCAACTCAGCGGGTACGATCTTTCTGGAAGGCAAGAAAGAGATGAAGTCTAGAGGGTTGGCATCGCCTGACGCAGCCGACGCGCTGGCAGTGACCTTTGCTTATCCTGTAGCGCACCGTGAGTACACAGAAAAAGCGCGTACGATTGTTTCCAATAGGGCTACAATGTCTGGATCTTGGATGGGTGCATAAATGCTTAAAAAGTCTGCTTCTCCTAAAGCGTTCAAAGAAAACATCAAGACTGAAGTAAAGGCCGGTAAGCCGGTCAAACAAGCAGTCGCAATTGCATACGCAACCAAACGAGCGGCGGCAAAGAAATGAAGCCGGGCCTGTACGCTAATATCCACGCCAAGCAAGAACGCATCAAAGCCGGTTCTGGCGAGAAGATGAACAAGGTTGGCAGCAAGAATGCGCCAACCGCTAAAGACTTCAAAGAGTCTGCGAAGACTGCCAAGAAGAAATGAAGAAAGGCGTGTCGCTATCGGTTGGGCGTGGCGAGAAGTTGCCGGCCAGTAAAGGCGCGGGCCTGACCGAGAAGGGGCGCGAGAAGTACAATCGGGAAACTGGTAGTAATTTGAAAGCGCCAGCGCCAAATCCTAAGACTGAAACCGATAAGGGCAGGAAGTCTAGCTTTTGCGCTAGAATGGAAGGCGTTGTGGCCCACGCCAAAGGCGATGCGGAACGGGCTAAGGCGTCACTTAAACGCTGGAAGTGTTAATGGCTGACTACACCGGGATTAACGCTGTTGGCAACGTCGCACTGGGTGGCAAACCACTCAAGAGCGACTCGGATGTGCTGTCAACAGCACGAGATCGCCTGTCGATGGCAATCTCGGCGTATTCCGAAAGTCGGGAAGATGAGCTAGACGACCTGCGATTTTATGCAGGTAGTCCCGATAATCAGTGGCAGTGGCCCGCCGATGTGCTGGCGACCCGCGGCGCGGTGCAGGGTCAGACGATCAATGCGCGGCCATGCTTGACGATTAATAAGCTGCCGCAGCACGTTCATCAGATTACCAACGATCAGCGTCAGAACCGGCCTAGTGTTAAGGTCATCCCGGTGGATGACAACGCTGACGTTGAGGTTGCTGAGATTTTCAACGGCATGATCCGGCATATCGAGTACATCTCGGACGCCGATGTGGCGTATGACACGGCTTGCGAGAACCAAGTTGCCTACGGCGAAGGGTACATTCGGATTCTGACCGAGTATTGCGACGACGATACGTTTGATCAAGACATCAAGATCGCCCGTGTACGCAATAGCTTCAGCGTCTACATGGACCCGTTGATTCAAGACCCGTGCGGCAGCGATGCTGAGTGGTGTTTTATCACCGAGGACTTGTCTAAGGCCGAATATGCGCGGTTGTTTCCTAACGCATCACCACTCTCTACGCTTGAGACGCTAGGCGTAGGGGATCAGAACCTGAGTCAGTGGTTAAATACGGATACGATCCGTATTGCTGAGTATTTTTACTGCGAATATGACACGCAGACGTTGAATTTGTACCCCGGCAACGTGACTGCGTTCCAAGGAACGCCGGAAGACAAAGAGTTGCGGGCGGTTTACGGTAAACCGAAGAAATCGCGCCAAGCGGATCGCAAGAAGATTTGCTGGACAAAGATAAACGGCTACGAAATTCTTGAAAAGCAGGAATGGGCCGGTAGTTGTATCCCTGTTGTGCGGGTGATTGGTAACGAATACGAGGTTGAGGGCCGCATTTACATCAGTGGGCTGGTGCGTAACGCCAAAGATGCCCAGCGGATGTACAACTACTGGACTAGCCAAGAGGCAGAAATGCTGGCGCTGGCTCCAAAGGCCCCGTTTATTGGTTATGGCGGTCAGTTTGAGGGGTATGAAACCCAATGGAAGACTGCCAACACGAATAACTGGCCTTATTTGGAAGTCAACCCGGATGTAACGGACGGTCAAGGCGCAATATTGCCGCTGCCCCAACGGGCGCAGCCGCCAATGGCCTCATCTGGCCTGTTGCAAGCTAAAGTGGGTGCATCGGAAGACATTAAGTCTGCAACGGGGCAGTACAACGCTTCGTTGGGCATGACTTCTAACGAGCGCTCTGGCAGGGCTATCTTGGCTCGCCAGCGTGAGGGTGACGTTGGTACTTATCACTACCAAGACAACCTAGCACGGGCTGTACGGCACATTGGTCGGCAATGTGTTGACCTAATTCCCAAGATTTACGACACGCAGCGCATCGCCCGGATTATCGGGATTGATGGCGAGACGAAGATGGTCAAGATTGACCCGACGCAAGCCGAGCCTGTGCGTAAGATCCAGAATCAAGATGGCGTGGTCATAGACAAGATCTACAATCCAAGTGTTGGCAAGTACGACGTAGTTGTCGCAACGGGTCCGGGCTACGCCACCAAGCGCCAAGAGGCACTTGAGGCGATGGCGCAACTGTTGCAGGGTAATCCACAACTTTGGACCGTGGCTGGCGACCTGTTTGTTAAGAACATGGACTGGCCGGGTGCTCAAGAAATGGCAAAGCGGTTTGCCAAGACGATTGACCCCAAACTCATGGGCGACGCCGAAGATAATCCAGCTTTGCAAGCAGCGCAGCAACAAATGCAAGCGATGGCGGCAGAGTTGGATCAACTGCACCAGATGTTGCAGAATGTCGGCAAGTCAATGGAAGCGCAGGATATGGAGCGCAAGGACTACGAAGCTAAGATCAAGGCGTTTGACGCTGAGACTAAACGTATTGCAGCGGTCCAAGCGGGTATGTCTGAAGAGCAGATCCAAGACATCGTTATGGGTACGCTACACGGTATGATTACGAGTGGAGATCTGGTTAGCGAGATGCCGGGTCGGGAAACAAACGAAATGCTGCCGGAATCGGCTGAGTACGCACCACAGCAAGGGATGATGCAATGAAAGCCGCTGATTTCGTAGGTCTGTTATTCTTGGGGCGTGATGTAGCCCATAGCGTACATTTGAACACCCGCAGTTACAGCAAGCACAAGGCGTTGCAGAAGTTCTACGAGTTGATCATTGAAGCGGCAGATGATTTTGCCGAAGCCTATCAGGGCCGGCACGGTCTGATTGGCCCAATTACGTTGATGTCAGCCAAGAAAACGACTAACATCATAGAATTCTTGGAAGAGCAACTGAAGGAAATTGAGGCTTGTCGGTACGAGGTTGTGGACAAGACGGATATGTCTTTGCAACAGTTGATCGACAACATCATTGAAATTTATCTGAGAACCCTCTACAAACTGCGCTTCTTGGCGTGAGGTAATTATGGCTGCGACTTATAAGTATCTAACCGCGACGGCAAACGTCAAGCCGATGGGTGGCAAGCTCAAGGGCATCTTCGTATCTGCCGCCAGCAGTACACCAACGATTACGGTGTACAACAGCGCAGCGGCGACCACAACTGATACGATTGTTGGTGTGTTTACACCGACCGCAGGTACTAGCTATGTGTTTACCGGCGATGAAGGCGGTGTTTTCTTTAGCTCTGGTCTGTACATTGTGATCAGCGGAACCGTTGCTGCAACGGTGTTTTTCGAGTAAAGCATGGCAAATACCACGATTACGGCACTACCGGCGGCGACTACCCCGCTTACGGGGACCGAAGTCGTTCCAATTGTCCAGAGCGGCGTAACCAAAAAGGTTGCGGTTAGTAATATTGGCGGTGGGTCTGGAACGGTCACAAGCGTATCTGTTGCTACTGCAAATGGTTTGGCTGGAAGCGTTGCAACGGCAACCACCACGCCTGCAATTACGCTTT